ATTTTCAATTCACTGTCAGCCGCCCACCATTGCCGGCGCTGCTCAATCTCTTGCATCCCCAGGCTGAGGTTTTGGATCGACGCCGAAAATCGTTGCGTCTCGGAATTAAATCTCTGCGCCAGAATTGCGCCTGACGCTTGTGCCGCACTGACGGTCACTCCGGATACGGCCTTGTATGATTCGACTTCCGTGGTTACCTGCTTCGACCAGGACTCTACCAACAGGTTTGCGTAGTCAATTGCTGACTTAACACGAGCCGCTTCGCCTTGCGTTGTTGTTTGATAAACCGTTGCTTCGATCTCCAGTGGCTTAGACCAGAACTCAAGCGCCGTTTGGTTATCCTTTCCCCACTTCTCAAGCAATTGTGCGTTTGCAGATACCAGCGCGGCAACCCGGCTAGTTTCCTTCGCAACATCAGTCTTGTACAGACTATCCTGTACTGCCAGCGACTTGGACCACAGGTCAATTCGGGTCTGGTTTTCCTTTGCCCATTTCTCCAGCGCCAGCGTATCGGATTGAATCAAGGCCGTCACCCGTGATGATTCGGCCTGTACCCCCGTTTGATAAAGTGAGGAGGCAACCTCTACCGGCTTAGCCCAAAACTCCAGCGTCGCGCTATTGGCCTTTACCCACTGATCCAGCTTGAAAGTCTCCTGCGCCAGCAGTGCCGTCAGTCGTTGGGATTCGTTCGCCGAGAGTGCGCCAAAATTCTTTATGAGAACATCAGCGAACTGCGAATAAGATTGAAGTTGTCCGTTGATCGTCTGCGTCCAACTCGACAACCGCAGCGTCTGCTCGGCTTGCCAGCGTTGCAACGTCACGTCTTCGATCTTCGACCAATAAGCCAGGCGCTGCTCCACCGACCACCGGGTATCCTCGCGCAAGTGCGACGCCTGGAGCCGTGACGCATCAAGCGCGGCGGTCGACGTGGCTTGCAGGCGCCGCAGCGCCGCCTGCTGTACGGCGACTTGCTGCGCCGCGAGTGGGAGCCCGCGTCCGCTCGCCGCGGCGCCGTAGGATGCCTGCCAGGTCTCCAGTGCCTCGTTCTCCAGGGCCGCCTGGCGCGCCAGCGCATACGACGTGGAATACTCCGCGGTCAGCACCCCACCAACGGCGGGAGCCGTAGGTGGGGTGGCCATCGCGGTCAGTGCAGCAATGCTGGGTGGGGCACTCAACGTCGGCGCCGTCGGCAAGGTAAAGGCGCTCGGGAACGCGGCCACAATCGTGGAATAGGATGGCGTCTCTGAGGTTGTCGGCACGGTCCCCAGGCCGGGGGCCGTTGGAAAGCTCGGGGTTACGCCGACGTAGGTCGGCGCGGTGCTGGTCGTCGGGATCGTGCCCAGCGCTGGGGCGTCGGAGAAGCTTGGGCTTACGGCGGCCAGCGTCGGGGCCGTTGCAACGCTGGGTGCGGTGCCGATCGTGGGTGCGACTGGAAAGCTCGCGCTGGGATTGGTCAGGGTCGGCGCATCGGCCAGCGTCGGCGCGTCCGGCAGGGCGATGGTAGAGGGAAACGACGCGGAGAAATCTGGAGCCGTGGTGCTGCTGGTGGGTGCGCTGTAGGTGTTGGTGCCGAGCGTCAGGCTATAAACAGCGGCCAGCGTGACCAACGCATCATCCCAAGTGCTCTTGATGTCGGCAATCCCGGTCGAGAGGTCCTCGTTAATGGCTTGCGCTTTCGACAGCATCGAGTCGAGTGCCGCCCCGACACTGTTGCCAAGGACGTTCGCAGACGAAACAATCTCCGTTGAATAAAGTCCTTGATTCAGAACTATCTTGGTCGACTCCGGAAGTGTGGACCATGATGTTTGCGACCATGCCATTTAAGTCACCACTACGACAAGGTACAATTCGCCATTAAACTCAGCCGCCGCAAACGTTGCCGTTTTCCCCGCCACGTCCCACTGTTGTGACTCACTCATCGGCGCAATCGCGGACCCGTCGGACAGGCCGAACACCAGTCCATAATCTGAGGCAAACACCGCGAACTCGCGGGCGGTGTTCACGCCAAGCTCGCCAGGATATCGCCGCGTTCCGCCGTTCGCGTAAGCCCGCTGCTTTCCGGTACGCACCAGACCGCTCTTTGATGGGTCAGACCCGTCGAGCCAGAACAGTGCATTCGCGTTCGTGACCCACAGACCGCCATCAACCCCCACGCAACCTATGATCGTGCCATCGACTTCATTGATGTCGGTGCGCGGATCATAGAGGTGTGCCCAGGTGCCGTGAGAGAACGAGACCACGGAGCCAGACCACGACACCATGAATCCGCCGCGCGTCGTCAGGCCAGCGCCGGGAGGAAGGGGGTCCAGTCCAGCCGTCTGAAGCGACACAATCGAGGTTGGCTCGATCGTGATCGGCTTGGGGAACGCGGCGGGAAGGAAGTCGCCAACCAAACTCAGCAGCTTCTCGTTGCAGCGCGAACACCACAGGCGCACCGAGAACACCCCAACCGGCAGCAGCGCAGGGATCGCGACCACCAAAGACTTGGCGCCATCGACCGTTACCGCCGTCGGCGCCGCGCAAGCGGACTCAGCGCCGGTCATGTCCACCCAGGTCACGGCGACGAGATAGATGCCCGCCGGCAAGGCCCCGGCACTGAGGGTGACCGCCGGGGCCGCGGCCTGGGGGAAGAGGGGAAGCAGCACACCAGCCGCCGTTATCCGTCCGATCTCGGTGCCATCGGTGAGCCATAGCGCCCCCTGATGCTCGCACCAAGCCACCGGCTGCGCGTCGCTGATCCCGGTCGCCACCGTGGTGGTGGTCCCGCTCGCCAGGTCCCGCCGCACGATGGTGGTCCCGACGTGCAGGTAGAGCGCGCCGGCGTAGGCGTAGGCCGATCGTGGGGCGTCCAGGGCGGCCACCTCAACCACGCCGGGTCGGGTCGACAGTGCCCCGTCGCTCGCGAGCAGCAAGTCGGTGATCGATCGCTGGAACTTCGGGGGGGCATAGCCGCCGCCCGGCACCCGCTGCGGTTGCAGGTCGGCATGGCTATCAGGTCGGCGCGAGTCCTCGCCGCCGGGGCAGGGCAAGATCTGGATGGGAGAGGGGGCGGCCACGTCAGAGCGCGGCCATCGCGGCTGAGATCGCGGCCATCTGCGCCGCCGAGGCCGCGGTCATGTAGGTGAGGGCGAGGATATTACCAGTCAGGAAATTCTGGTAATTAGACAGCGAGGTATAATAAGTACACCCAACGCCAAGGTAATCACTCCTGGCCGAGTTGTAGGTACAATTCGCCGACGAATAAAGCGCACCGTTCATCCAAAGTTCGACTTTGCCGGCGTTAATCCGAAGCCCTAGCACGCCACTGGAACTAGCACCAGAGGGAGACGGGTCGGGGGTAACCGATCCTGCATTAGCGTACGAAGCGGTGCTTCTGGCTATCATGAACAATGTATAAACCTGCCGGGCGGTAGCGGAGATCCCCGTAAAGTAGTTGGTTGACGCTAGTGCATCAGCTATTCCCTCGTAGCGCACAAGAATGGCTGGCGTATTTCCCAATGCCGTCGAATAGAACGTCGTGCGCAGCCCCTGCCCAGCCGTCGCCGACGTGCGGGTGAAGATCAGCCCGCTGCCCGCGCTCCAGGTGGGACCGGGGCCGCCATTTCCTACCAGATCGTTTGTCCCTGGGTTGGCGACATTGACTAGGGCCGCGGTCGCATTTTCCGCACCTTTCGGTTGATAGGCACCGAGCACCGCGGCCGGGTTGACGCCGCCCGCCAGCCACCACGGAGCGCCGGCCGCAACAGGATTGATGATATCCACGATCGGCTTACCTGACCACTCGCGAGGCAACCACGGAAAATCCCGTGCAAGGCGCGGCGGGTGATTCATTAAATGACACTGGACACGGGCCACGTTGACGCATCGGGCGTCCATCCCGCGGCAATATCGAAGTCGAGCCCCGCGTCGATCGCTGCAAACATATCCTCGGCGTTATTCATGTTGGCCGCGCGGGCCGCCTCAATCGGCGCATACGCGGTCAAGCGCGCCTGGTCGCGGGCCGACACCACGCTCGAGGAGCGGATGCGCATCACATCGGCCAAGACGGCGATTTCTCCATCTTGTGGAAACAGTTGGGAATCCGCCTTGGTGCGTTGCGCCAACACCACTTCCTTCAATTGCTCATTCCCCTTGCGCGTGATGACGATGCGCTCGCGCCGCTCCCCGTAGGGATAGACTTTCTCCGGAGGAAGCGCCGCCGTTGGGTCAGGGTCATAGGGAATGAAATCATAGACCGGGGTCGCATCGTAGCAAAGATCGACATCGCGGTCCGCGGCGGCGGCATGGACGCACGTCCAATACCGCAGGTCGGTATTGTCGGTCGGTAGCGGTTCGCCGTGGATATGTCCCCAGTTGACGAAGGTCCCGAAGCGATTTTCCGGCGACGACAGACTGAGCACTTCCTTGAAATAGACCTTGCTCAGGATGACTTGCGGATCGGGATTAAACACAGGAGCAGTCATAATTTAACCTGTTAGCGTGGTGGTGATGCTGGCGAAATACCCGCGCCCATCGGTCCCGGCATCCACGTCAATCGATAGCAAGGTGCCGGCAATATAGGAATAGGTTGATCCGGCGAGGGTGCCGCTGCCACTGCTGGTGCCGGTACTGATCTGGGCTTTCGTCGTCAGTAGTGAGGTGGCAACGCCTGTCGTCGCATGAAGCGTAGTCAGGTCGAAAATCGCGTGGGTCGCGGCGGGCTTTGTAGCGGGATCGCAGTACACCGTAAAGCCGGTAATCGTGCGGTTCTCGGGCCACGACCAGACCGCTTTCTTGTTCTCAGCGAAGAGGTTAGCGTTGGGGTACGACAGGGGGATGATCACCCCTCGTGAGACCAGGCGCGGATCATCGCCGAGCGGGACCTGGGAGGAGGTGGCACGGGTTGCGGCGGCCGGCACGTCCTTCGCCGCGGCACTGCCGAGCGTGCCGATCTTCCCCGAGACATAGGTCCACAGCCGCGAAGCCGCGCTCTTACGGATCGCGGTCGCCGAGAGGTCATAGACCGGGAACTCGTCGCCGTCGGCCAGGGCGGCGCCAATATCGGTCAGGCCGGTAACGACCGGGACGCGGGCATCGGTGCCCTGGGCGGTGGTGGCGTAGGCGGTGGTGGCGGTGGTGGCGGCCGTGCCCAGTTCGAGCGTCGCGCGCATGGCCGTGGCCGTGCTGTCATCGAGCAGCGCCCGGGCCGCCGTCGAAACCACGCCGGGGTCGAACGTCCAGACCGCACCGGACTCCGAGACGATGATGTCGCCCTTGTCGCCATCCGTGACGCCGGCCCCGGTGCCGCCAGATCCGGCGGGGCCTTGGGGACCCTGGGGACCCTGCGGGCCTTGGGGTCCGGCAACAGTTGAGTCGGCGCCGGCGCTGCCGGTCGGGCCTTGGGGACCTTGGGGTCCCTGTGGACCAGGGACCGTAGAGTCCGCGCCCGCCGGACCAGTCGCCCCGGCAGGTCCGGCCGGACCAATCTCACCCGCGGGGCCGGTTGGACCTGTAGGTCCAGGCACCGTGGAGTCGGCCCCGGACGGACCTGAAGGGCCAGCCGGACCGGCTGGACCGGGCACGGTGGACGCGGCGCCCGCGGGGCCAGTAGGACCGGCAGGCCCTGGAACCGTGGAGTCGGCACCATCAGCGCCCGCCGGACCTTGCAGTGTCCCGGCATCGAACCAGACCCCGGCGCCCTCAAACGCCCACACATGGGCGTCTTCCTGGACCATCCAGCAGTCGCCGGGGTAAGCCGTCTCGGTGGGCAGGTCGGCGGTGGTGGCGACCGTGCCTTTAAGGTCCAGACCGCGGCCAGGTTCACCGCGCTCTCCGGGCAGACCCTGACCACCGACATCCGCCACGACGACGGTGTAGACATCCTCGGTGCTGTTGACGGTGACGAGCAGGGCCTCGGTAGTCACGGCGTCACGCCCTCAAAGACCGGTTGCAGGATCGCGATGGGCACGAAGGTCTCCCCATCCAATTCAATCCTCAGATCCCCGCGCAACAAACTGGTGCGGGCGGGGATCGGCAGCGGATCAACCGCGCCGGTCCCAACATAGAGGCGACCAGTCGCGGGGGCAGGGCACGCGAGCCCCGGCTTGAGATCATCATCCAGCACCCAGTCGGCCACCGTGGCACCGTCCTGGTCCTGCCAGAGCAGACGGGCGGTCAAGCCGGTCAGGTCTTTCGGTAGTTCCGTCGCGGGATGGGCGAAATCGAGCGAGAACGCGCGCAGCGTCGTCCCCAGCCGATGGGGTGGCCGGTGGATGGTGGCTGGGGTTCCGGACATGTCAGACCCAGTGCGCGACGACGTGATGCGGGAGATCGCTACGGGTCTCCCGGCGTAGGTCGCTGTCGGGACGCAGACCGAAGTACCGCTCGAACTGCGTCAGGGCCAGCGCGGCGCGCGCCGGGTCCTGCTGTTCCGCACCAGGCACACCCAGGCCGCGGTACAGCGCCCACTGGATCAGTTGGCGATGGTGGACAGCGGCAATCTCGGGATCGCTACCGGTGGCACCCAGGGGCGTTCGGTAGCCCTCCAGGTGCAGGGTGCCGGCGATATTGGGCGTGGGCACGATCAGCAGCGAACTTCCCGTGTGCAACGCAACGCGCGGGCGACCGCCGTCCGTGCGCCAGTCCTCCCTTGAGGGGGTGTCGTAGCCATCGTGGCAGCGTGATCGAGTTGCATCAGGGTCGGGGTCGAGCCACTCGGGAGACACCAGCGTCAACACCGAGCGGGCCGTCTCGGTGTCGGGGGAAAACGCCGCATGGGTCACCTCGAAGAGCGCCGGGTGCAGTCGGTACGTCGCGGCCCCGGCGGTGACCCCCACCTGGCAGACGGCCGGATCGGTCGTCTCCAGGAGCAGCCGGCCGCGGATTGCGGCCTCGCTTTCCGCTTCGGCGAAGAAGGTCCACAGTTGGGTGTCCGTCACCCAGGGCGGATCGAGATCGTCGTTGGCGAGCAACCGATACTCGGCGATCAGACCCTCCAGGGTCACGGCTGACCGACCACGCCGAAGCGCCGCACCAGGTTTCGGCACTGCTCGCGCAGCGACGGCACCGAATCGGTGTGCTTTAGGTCCTGCTTGTATTGGGTTTTCGCGAACTGAAGCAGTCCCGCTTTGTCGAGCCGCTCGATGCTGTCGGTCAGTTGGTTCTGCTCCTCCACCCGATGCTCCTCGACGGCCTGCTTGTGCTGCTCCTGCTGGAGCAGGGCCGCGGTGTCGTCCACCATCTCGTGCTGGGGCACGCTGGCCGGGGCCGTTGCGACCTCGAAGGTGTCGTGGTGGCGCAGGAAGGACCGCGCCAGGTACTCCGGCACGTCGCGCTCCTGCCCGGTCTCCCAGTCGAGCCCGCTGTCGTACAGGTTATCTTTCCAGTACGGTCGCGGGCCGATGTAGCGCAGGCGAATCGTTTCAAACTGCGGACGCATGGTGGTACTCCTTACTTCGGCCCAAGCAGTACGCCGATGATCAGAAAGTGCACCTCGCTCGCCTTGGCACTGATCGCGCCCGCGGTGGTGACCGTCAGCCACGCGTCTTTCGCCAGGACCGCCGGCGCTTTCGCCACGGCCGCCCGATAGACTCCCGCGGTAGCCAGGGTCACCCCGGTGCCGAAATAGGCATCGTCCTGGGGCACCGCGGTATCGTCCACGCCATCGACATAGGCAAAGCCGATTTTGCCAGTCACGGCGGCCGTCCATCCGGTGACGGCGATGATCTTCGCATCGTCCAGCCGGAACCCGGCCAGCAGCTGACCAACCCGAATCACGTCGCCGACCGCGACGGCGGCCGTCACGTCGGCGTCATCGACCGAGCCGTCGGCCTTGGTCTTGAGGATGAATTGCTCGATCGTGGCGTTGCCATAGGGCGCGCCCGACCCGCCGAACTGCCGCACCCCGACGGATTTTCTGGTAATGATCGTCATGATTTTTTCCTATAAGTTCAGGTTGATCAGGAGCCGGCAGCAGACAGCGGGACCGCGGAATCGACCGCAATGACGCCGTGATCGGTGTATTGCTCGCCGCCGCCGGTCTGAATGTTCCAGCGAATCTTGCTCAATCCCCGGATGGTGCCGATCAGCAGCTCGACGTTGTTGTCGTGATCCAGTTCCTTCTCGGACCAGAAGAACGGTATGCCGCTCTTGGGGTGCGCCGCCAACGCCTCGGCCAACGCCTGGCCACCCAGGATCAGCGAACGGTCCACGGCAAAGGTCGTGCTGAACCCCGCCGGGACGGTAAGCGAGGATTCGGTCTCACTGGTGTAGCTCGCCGCGTAATTGATCGGGTCGCCGGAGTAGAAGCGGATCGGCCGCGCCATCTTCATGATGAGGAAGTTGTTCCAAAGCCCGACATCACCGGTGAACAGCGGGTGCTGCCGCGCGGAGTTGGCCCGCGCCATCGCATTAGCCTGGTAACTGCGGAAGGTCGAGTCGGAGGCGAACGTGTTGTACTGACTGGGGGACATCAGCCACAGCCGGATCGGGTCGTCCTCGGACGCCGGGTCGCCCTGGATGCGCACGATCGGAGGCGGCAGCGGGATGGTGTCGAGCACCGAGCGCATGGCGTCCACCACGCTGAATTTCAGCAGGTCGGTGGTCGCAATGGTCAGGGCGCCGCCATTGGCAATGACGCCCGAGACACCGGTCCCGGACACCACGAAGTGCCGGTTCTTGGTCGGGGCCTTGACCTCGTTGACCATGATCTCAGCGAACTCGGGGTGGGACTCCAAGGGGATGACCCACTCGATGTTGTTGTGGAAGCCGCGCGCCCCGGCCAGGTGGACGATGTAGGACTGGTCGATATAGCGGTCCATGTACGATTGCGCGACCGGGCGACCGATGCGGCGGAAGTCCACCGGGCTACGGATACCAGCCATGACGCTACCGAGATCAATCGGGAACCGGGCCTGATTGACGCGCAGCTTGGACTCATCAATGGCGATTGACGTGCCGCGGCCCTCGGCTTTGCGGTCGCCCATAATCGGGTAGGCGCCGGACGGTTGGACGAGATTGAATTTCACCTCGTCGCCAGTCCCCTTGCCCAGGTCGATGACCTTGACGATGGGATAGTCGGTTGAGGTTTGCGTGCGCAGCGTCGACTCGACACCGGCCTCCCCTTTGGGGATGGGTCCGGACATCTTCGCGAGCCGCGAATTGCGCTGCATGGACTGAGCAAACAGGCCAGCGGCCTGCACGATCAGGTTTTTCGGGTCGCCGTAGGGGGCGCCAGTGGCCATAGATACCTCCTGGGTATCGAATGGCACTCATGCGCCGGAATGAACAGGAACAACGAGCTATTGCCGTGGTGGCGGCTTGCTTTTGGGCTTCTCGGGTCGTACCAAAAGGACCTTAAGCGACGGGTCGGCAACCACGCCAACCCGCGCGCGCCGGCCGCTTTTCTCGATCAGCGTCACGGTCGCGGTGCCGACGTGCAGGGTTTCGCCGGCGGCCACGTCGAAGTACATCATCGCAATCAGACGCGGCGCTCTACGAATTGCGCGAGTTTTTCCGGGCTGTACGACAGCACGGTCGCCAGCAGGTCGGCGGGGGCCTTGTCCGCCACGCCCGCAAACTCATCGGCCGGGGGCGGTGCGCCACCGGGGAAATCGGTCAGGCTGCTCGGGACCGGGTGACGCGCGGCGGCGGCCTGGGCGCGGGCGGCGGCCTTCACGTCGACGGGCGTCCGGGCCGGGGGCGCGCCGGGGGCGCCGAAGGCTTGCTCAACGCGCGCCTTGGCGGCATCGAGCACGGCCGCGAAACCCTGGGCGCGGATGGCGGGGTCGACGCCGACGGTCTGAATCGCCGCGTTCATGGCGCCGAACAGGATCGGGTCGGAGGCGAACTTGTCGTTGCCGGGGGTCGTCCAGAACTGCGCCTGGGCCGCGGACCAAGCGGCGGCGGTCTGGTGCTCGGCCGCGCGGGCGTGCTCGACGGCCAGGGCGTTGGCGACCACCAGACCGGTGCGCTCGTCGTGCAGGGCCAGCGTCTGAGCGTGGTACTCGTCGGTGGCGATCTCGCCGCTGTCGTACTGCGCACCCAGGGCCTTCAGTTCATCGGCGATCGCCGCGTACCGCTCGGCCGCGTCGGGACGCTGGGGTGGGACGTAGGGGACTGGTGCGGCCGGCTCGGACGCAGCGGCGGGTTCTTCCTTGACCGGCTCGGGCGGTTGCTCGGGATCGGCGACCTCGGCGGCTGTCTCGGCGGCAGTCTCGGCCGGCAGGACCTGGGCGCCGTCGAGGGCCTCCCGTAGAATGTCGGCGCCCTGCTGCGGGGTCGGGGTGCCTTCGATTTGGTCGATGGTGGTAAGGGCGGTGCTAGGCTCGCTCATGTGTGCCTCATGGGTGGGGGAGGTTATCCGCCGGGCTCGCCGTCTCGATGCCGGCCATCGGCGATGGCCCGCTACTCGGGATCGGGGGGAACGTCGGCGAGGTGTTCTCGTTGACCGGGACCGGGGACGCCACGGCGCCCGCAGGCGGGGCCGGTAGTGCACCAGCGGACGGGGTTGGGTAGTTGGGGTCGACGCCGGCGGGCTGGGGTTCCTGGTAGCCCGCACTCTGCATCACCACATCGGCGATGGGCGCGACCTGGGGGCTCATGACGATCTGCTGCCCGGCCTGCATCGCTGAGAAGGCCGCCTGTACGCCGATCTGCACGGCCTGGGCCTGGATGCGCTTGATCTCGGCCTCGTTGAGCGTCCCCTTCAGGTCCAGTTCGCGCGCCTTCAGTTCGTTGGCCGCCTTCATCTGCTCGGCCTTGGGGTCGGGGGTCTCGGCGGCCTTGCGCAGCGCCTCGATCAGGTCGCGCTTAAAGGGGACATCCATCAAACTCGCGAGGAAAGGCATTGACGCGGCCTGGTACTGAGGTGGCAGAGACTTCACAGCCTCGGCCATCGCCGCCAGTTGCTGCGCCCGGTAGGAATTGGTGCTCGGCACGTCCTCCAGGCCCACCTTCAGCATGATCCGGCTCAAGTCGTTGGATAGGTAGGGGATGCCATCCTCGTCCAGTTCGGTCTTGTTGAGGACGATCTTGCGATCCGCCGTGATCGCGTCGCCCTGGACAATGACCTCGGCTTCCTGGTCGCCGATATCCTCAACGATCAGCGACAGCAGCATGTCGCCGACCAGGGCGCGGCCTTCCTTGAAGTGGTCCATCAGGTCGGCGAGGCTCTGGTTGCTCTGATCGACCTGTATGCTCTCCTGCACCCCGGAGGTGGCGCTGCCCCGTTGGCCCTGACCCTGGAACGCCGGGGTGACGCCGCTGGTCCGCTGGATCGTGGCCCGGTTGTCCGCGAGCATCTGGTAGTGCTGGTCGGTGAGTTGGTAGTCGCGGCGGACCTCGAAGCGGGCGCCCGGCTGGGCCATGTGCTGGGCATCCAGCACGATGTCAGCATCGGCGCGCGCGACCTGGCGGCGGAACACCTCATCGCTCATCGCCACAGCGCCTTTGGTACGCTCGACGCGCGCCACGGCCATGCCCCAGCGGAGCTTTGAGACCCCGCTGTTCAGGCTGTCCTGCGGGTACTTCCAGCCACGCACGTACCCGTAAGGGGTGCCGGTCAGATCCTCGCGGAATCCCCAGAGTGGGGCATAGCCGAAATGCCGATGGGTGTAGGGACTGGGGCCGTCGTGCATGGGGTAGGGGCCAATCCAGTACCCGCGGCGCACCCGCGTGACGATGGCGTTGATGAGCGTCGCCTGGCCCGAGACCACAGCAATCGCGTGGGCCTCGTTGTCACCGTCGAACTCGACGGAGCGCCCGTCGCGGGTCTTGAGCACCGGGGCATTGACCCAGCGCCGGTACCAGACCTCAGAGACGCAAACCTCTCGGCGCGTCTGGTTGTACCACATGGATTCGGTTTGGGTCCACGCGCGGCCAGCACCCCAAGCATTTTGCAGGCCCGTGCTCATGCCACCTTCTGCGAACGTACTGGAGTCGCCCCACCAAGACGGCCCGTAGCGCCCGACACGCTGGAGCAGGTCCGCGTGGTCCGGGAACAACAGGGCAACCCGTTCGGGCCGCAGCCAGCGGGCACGGCGCAGCCAGCGGCATTTGTCCCAGCCCTGGAGCGCGCCGGGCATATCCCAATGGATCTCGTTGCGATGCACCGCGGCACAGCGGTAGGGGAAGGCGAAGGGGTCCTGCTCGCGCGAGACCTCAACGAACCCGACCCCGCAGGCGGCTTGGGGCTTGAAGGCGGCGGAACAGGCGCGGTCGGCGCCGCTGTGGCGCTCGGCTTGGTTCAGGCGGTAGTTCAGCGCATCGGCGGTGTCCTGGCCGTCGGGCTGTCCGTCGGCCGTCACCCGCCAGTCCGTGCGGGTCGCGACCTCGTAGCCGCTCAACGCGCGCAGGGCGGGGCCGATCATGTCCTCGACGGCAGGGGGGATGCCCAACTGGCGCTGCTTGTTCAGCAGTTCGGAGTCGAGCTGGTTGCCGTCCGAGTAGTCCATCTCCTTGTCGGCGATGGTCCGCCACGGCGGCTGCTCATCGATCTCGGCGTAAATGTCGGCCAGTTCGGTCAGCGTGAGGGCAAGCGAGTCGGCGGGGGGGGCGAGGTCGTCGGTGGTAGGGAGGGGGGCCAGGTCGTAGGGC